TAGGAGGCGGTCCTATACCCTCCAAGAAACCCAGGAAGGGTGAGTGGCAGTATCAGGGTATCGAATGCTATGTTTATAATACAGAAGATCCCAATGCTCCTAAGAAGACATATAGAGACATAGGAAAGATCGGTCCTACTGGTCAATGCATAAATAAAACTGGTTGGTATCAATTTAATACTGATCCATTTAGCATTTTTTCTCGTAGGGGATATTATAAAACTGGATCAACTCCTGGTGTGATTGGATTTGGCAATCCAGACAATGCGGAGTTGCTAAGTGAAGAAGCAAACTTTGAGTGGGCATATGGTCTGAATGGTGCGATCAAAGGATCAGTGCCACGCTTCCTAGGATTTGAAGATAGTTACGACTCACAGTATTACTATTATCTTTACGATACATCATATCCTTGGAATGGTCCGATCTTTGGCATTCAGTATGCGTTAAATGATGTGCCATGCTGTCCTAACACTACATGCCCTGATGAGAATACAGGAAGATCTAGACCCTGTTGCGAGCCTAACGATCACTACTACTCTCACTTCTATGAAATCCGTGAAGATTCCTGGGAGACAACAAAGACACGCATCAGTATCAATGACATCAGCACCAATGGTGTAAAGGAAGCATTCCAAAATATCGATACTGATAGTCGTCGTATTCTCTTCCGCTATACATCCACCACTGGTAGTTTCAAACGAGGCGATACTCTCAACGGTTGGATCATCGGATCCGTGGTTTATTTTGGTGATGAGTTAAGAGCAGGGATGATTGAGCTCAATGCTGGTGCAGTGGGCGATAAGTTTACATACAATGGCACTATTACTTCTGCAGATGGTGCGACTGCTATTGTCCTTGCTGGGTATGGTATCCCCAATAAGGGAGCGTTTGCGGGTGTCTATGAATTCCCTAAGCAAATCTCTTACTACACAGTGGAGATTAACCCCAGAGCACTTATTCCTTCACGCACACTTGATGAAGCAAGTGCGGAAGCAGTGATTGATAATAATGGATCGATTATAGAAGTGATCGTTCATGGCGGTGGTAGAGGATATAGGAATCCAACTGTTGAGGCAATTAACCCTAGAGTATTGGATTCATTCTCTCCTGGAGACAAATCTAGGTTTATGCATGACGGAGTTGTGCGGGCACCAGAGAATGAAATCTCTACTTCCTTCCTAACTCCCGATTCATCTAATCAGATTGACAACAATGTGCGCGATACGTTTACAGACTATGGCGTAGACATCGGTCAAATACCCTTTGCTTCAGATAAAAATGCAGAAAAAGTCAAAATCAAGAAAGCAATCCTAGAGGTATCAGAGCTTACCGAGGATGGTGAGATCATGAGTATCCGTGTTGTTGATGGTGGTGCGGGATATAACCAAGCAGAGCCACCAACAGTGATGATTATTGAGCCTGAAACCTTTGACTACAAGTCACCAGACATCGCAGAGGGCGGAGAAGAAAAGACAAGAGAGACCATCACACAGATGGGCACGGACTTTGCTTATAAGTTTAAGGATGCAATGCCTGCAGCGGAGTTTAATCAATTCAACAACTTCATGCAGACTTCATTTGTTACCGCAACTGCAGGACCAAAGACCGCAGTTACCGACACTTACCTGCGTGTGCCTGATCGTGAAGACGGAGCAGAGACAAAGTTTTGCTTTGATATCCCCTCAAAGTGTATTTCTATTCCTGTATCTGGATCTTTGTCATCAATCCCTGCTAACTGGGAGTCGTTATTTACATATACAACCATAAACCCTGGCGTTGCTAAGTGGTTTAAGGATTCTAGTGGACTAATCTCAGATGCTTTCCGCAAAGGAGATGCCTATATTGATGATATGAGTAGTGCCTATGGTGCATTTGGTGGATCAAACTGTATCACCACAGCGCAACCTAAACTGTATAACATTAGAAGATGGTTTGATATGCCCTGTGCATACCTTGCTGCAGGCGGTGATGCGGCAGGTGAGCAGAAAGCATACGGTTATTTGGTCTACAAGTATAGTGCATCGGATCAGCAAGAAGCATCATTCCGTGTCTCTATGGAAATCGAAGGTAAGACTATCGGATCTATGGGATCTGACTTTATGAATTTCCTTGAATCTTTCCCCAAACCTCGACTGACACCCTCAAGAAAAGTATCGGGTGGATATAAAACATGGAGTTGTAGACAGAGTGGTGTTGATGGTAGATGCTATCGCGACCCAACAAACTCTAGTGACATTATCTTTGTGCCTGTAGGTTTGGATGAAAATACATTTGACTACAACCGTAGTGGATACTCAGAGTATGAGCAGTTTAGGCTCTGGTTGGGAGATAACCTAACTGGTGGTGGACTCACTTCTGGTAGCACATCATGGTCATGGACTGATGATGAAACAACATCATCTACAGATCCAGACTCTGGAGAGACAACATCTACCACTACAAGTTATGGTGGCACTACAGCATCTTCATATACTGCATTCACTGTGGATTGCAATCCTGACCCTGCTGACAATAATGTGCCTAACGCTGACTGTTGGGATAAGTATGTGCGTGCCACAGGAGCGCCCTCAGACGCTCCCCTCAACGTTTACTGTGGATATGATGTAAATGGTAACGGGATGCCTGGAGAGCGTTTCTGGGAGATCACAGGACCCTCTACGGGCACGCAACCTGATGGATATACAACACCTACTGGAGCAGTAAATCCCTTCTGCTCTACTTGCGTTGGCACATCAGCATATCCAACATGGTCTATTGTTTTTGGTGGTGGTCCTCCTTCTGCAGGTCTAGATAATGTGAATGATGCATCTATTGCTGTCGATCCTCAACGTATCTACGATCATGGCGATGGTGTAGGTAAAGTTATGCAGATGGGAGCATATGATGGCACCATGCTAGTTAGAAACTGGTTGACTGGTGGCACCCTTGCTCTAGGTAGGACCATCAGGAATATGGGTAACCCATACTTTGACGAATGTGATGGTCTCAATTCCTGGAGAGCAGGTAACGCAATCAACGACGACATTATTTAACTATGGCATACGGATTTCTAAAACCTGTTGCATCACTAAATGGTCTGCCATGCTCAGGGCATGGACTTTGTTTACCATCTGCTATCCACTCTGTACAGGTCTGTGGGACGCCTCCAATCCCCTACAGCATCGTTATTAAGAATTTTACATGCTGGTGGCCCCCTATGCCCCTAATTCCGTTGACAGCGATCAACCCATTTAGGGCAACTGTGCTGGTAAACATGATTCCGATCATGTTGATGGGCGATACTTTCATCAATCACCCTTCAGTTTGCACAAATATTGTCATTTATCTGTGTCCTTGCGGCAAAGGTATCTGTGCAATCCCTACTCCTATCGCATGTAGTCCTCTAACTGTTGAAGATATGGGTGTTATTGGACACCCAAGAGTCGTTATGGCAACAACTTTGACGGTTTTTGCGCTCAAATTGCCTGTTGCACGCATCCTAGACCCCCTCGGAATCGGATTTCCTGGTTTCTCCTACCCTTGTTCGTCAGTTGTTGCCTTTGGACACCCCACTGTGCTTGCCTCATGAAGTAAATCTGCTATAATTAGTAGGTCCCCAATGGAGAAAAATGGCAACTCGAAGCAAAGTCGGTATCTCAGGCACCAATTTCATGCCTGGCAAACCCAAAACCACCCGCCAAGGATCATCTAAGAATACAAAGTATGCCTCGACCTCACGAAATAACGCAAAGAAAAAATATCGTGGTCAAGGAAGATAAGGTCAAGACCACACCCGAGCTGGTAAACGAAGCAAACAACGCACTTTATCATGCAACAATGAATCTCCCACATGCCGCAAAGCACTGTGGCATGACAGAAAGGGAGATGAAAATGACATTTAGAGAATTCCTCAAGTATCAGGAGCAGTAAATTATGCGAGATCTCCTCTTCATCAGTCAGGATAAGGAAATGGCTCTCATTCAAGAGTTAATTTTCAAGATCAAAAAAGCAAATCTTGACATTCATCCTTCAAAAACGTGCTTCTTGTGCGTTTCCCCTGACTATTCAAGCATTGTCACTCAGCATTTGAGTCATGCTTTGTCGATGGATGGGGAGATTTTTCATATTGAAGCAGTAAATGTCAACTTTCCAGACGAAAGTCCCAAAAAATATCAGGTTGACTTTAGTCTTAACTTTGCAGAATGGGTCTTAGATTGGGAAAACTTTGTCCTTATAGAGGCAGGAGTCATCCGAGGTGGCACTTACACCTGGATTACCAAGATAATGGATGATTTTACACCCAAAAATTACTATACAGTAGCACTTGCCGAGAATATTGGAAGCAAGTTTTCCTCTGATATCGTCGGAATGTATTATGACGACAGTAAAGAAGACCTACATTATTGGTGGGAGCGCCCCAATAACCACTGGGAGTGACACTAAATACATAAGTAAGCGATAGCAACCGCTATAAAAGTTCTGTTTCAACTACCAACAAGAAACAGATGGCTAACAATCCGATCCCCGATCAGGGAAAAGAATTCATTAAATCTGGGATGACGCTTATAACTGATCCCAGAAGTGATAAATATCTCAACAGAGTGCGTAAGCACCCTAACGATCCGCCCAGTGATCGTATTTCTAAATGGTGTGGTGGTAAAAATGGGTTTGACGACTATGTAGAAAGGATGTAATGGCATCTTACAGATTCAGATCTGAAAAATACGTCAGTAGAGGATATAAAGACTTGTCAGTTTCTTTCAAGTCTAATCCATCTACTGGCGATTTTGGCATAGTTAAAAATGAAAATGCGATTAAGCAAGCTGTTAGAAACCTTTTATTGACTGATCTTGGTGAAAGACCTTTCCAACCTGCGATTGGATCTAGAATTAAGGGTCTTTTGTTTGAGCCTTGGGATGTTTTTAGTGCAGACGAAATAGAAGGGGAAATTAGAAACTGCTTAAAACGCTTAGAACCTAGAATACAAGTCACAAAAGTGACTCTCACCGATGATTCTGATATAAATGCTATTGCAGTTGAGCTTGATTATACCATTGTTGGTGAAACTGTTGTCCAAACTATCGAGTTTCTCTTAGAGAAGGCATAAAATGTCAGCAATTCCCTCACAACTTACGTCTCTGGACTTCTTTGAGATCAAAGAATCCATAAGATCTTACCTCAGGACTCGGAAAGAGTTTTCGGATTACGATTTTGAGGGAAGTAGCGCATCGTACCTGATCGATATCCTCGCTTATAACACATATTATACAGCATTCAACGCTAATATGGCGCTGAATGAGTCATTTCTTGAGACTGCAACCGTCAGAGACAACATTGTCCGCATTGCAAAGCAGTTAAATTACACTCCTAGGTCAATTAAAGCGCCTAAAGCGTGTGTCAAGATCGAAGCACAGACGCAAATATCGTTGAATGGCATCACATTTCCAGAATTTGCAACTTTGAAGAAGGGAGATGTGTTTGTTGCGGAGAATGCACTCGATTCTTTTGCATTTACACTCACAAGAGACATCACAGTCTCCGTAGATTCCGCAACTGGACTGGCAGTCTTTGATAATGTCATCATTTATCAAGGAAATCTGCTCTCATACAACTATACAGTCGATTATACGAAAGAACAAGAGTTTCTGATCCCCGCAGAAAACGTAGACACTGATCTTCTTTTCGTTAATATCTCTCCAAATGCACAATCGTCAGAAACTGACTCTTATAGTTTGGTAAATAACGCTACTGCGTTAACGGAAAACTCCAGAATTTACTATTTGGAGGAAACTGACGACCTTAGATACCGTTTAATCTTCGGTGATGGCGTTTTGGGGCGCAAATTGATCGATGGTGAGTACATTAGACTGGAATATGTGCAAACTGACGGCGTAGCAGCAAACGGATCCAAGTCATTTAGCTTCATTGGCAACATTGTTGACTCTGATGGGCGCGTGCTGCCTACTTCAGGCATGAAACTGACTGTCATGGAAGCAGCACAGCAAGGTGAAGAACGCGAAACGGGTCTGAGCGTCAAATTTAGAGCACCTAGAGCGTATGCAACGCAAAACCGTGCTGTGACAGAGAATGATTATGAGCACATCGTCTCTGAGGTATATCCACAGGCGGCTGCAGTCACCGCATATGGTGGTGAGAGACTTTCTCCTCCAATTTACGGTAAAGTCTTTATCGCTATTCGCCCTAAGACGGGCACAAAACTCAATGCGAGCACAAAAGCGAAAATTAAGAATGATTTGAAGAAGTTTGCAGTTGCATCAATCGAGCCTGTCATCGTTGATCCCACTTCTTACTACATTATTCCCAAATCTTACGTTTACTACGACGGAAACGCAACTTCCAACACTGGAGCGCAACTTGGCACCAAAGTGTTGCAGTCAATTGACCAATTTAACAAAGCAGGCCAAACAAACCGCTTTAATAACCGTATTGACGGATCTAAATTTGGTGCTGTGATTGATAACAGCGATACATCCATTTCTGGTAGCGTAACTCAGATTACTTTGGGTCAAAATCTGGATCAATTTACTTGGGGACAAGTATTTACTCAATGTCTTGACTTTGGTAACAGAATTTATGATCCATCGGATTATTCAGGTAATTCTGATGGAAAAGGAAATGGTGGAGACGGTACAGATCCCGATGGTAACGTCGGTGGCACAAAATGCGACCCTTCATTCTCTGTGGTCAAGTCTGGCACCTTCTATGCAACTGGTTATACCGAAGACTTGGTAAACCTTGCACTTGACGAATCAACTGGTGCTCAAATCATTACCCCTGGCTTTAATTCCAACATTTCCACCGAAGTCTTGGTCCCTGTCAACATTAGAGATGATGGCAAGGGAAATCTGATGCTAGTCACTAAGCGTGATGAGACAGAATTGATTCTCAACCCAACAGTGGGCACTGTTGATTATGGCACAGGTAAAGTCTGTGTTGGACCTCTGGCAATTTCTGATACTCCCGATAATACAGAAAGACTACCCATTCAGGTTGTGCCTTATAGTGGATCTATTGACATTCCACCTGGCGTTGACCCCACAATCTTTAATCCAACGGTCAATCCAATTGACTTTACGATTAACACAATCCCTGTCCCCTCCTTCGATCCCAACAACTTCTCGGGATACAACTTCGGTCCTACAGGGGGTATAAATATCATTGATTACCCAATGGATTCTTTCGAGTATCCAGTGCCAGACGGTTGTTTCTGAGATAGATGCAAAACAAAAACATTAACGTATCTGATCGTGTCGAAGGTCAACTACCTGAGTTTATCAGGGAAGAAGATCGTCAGTTTGTCAACTTTCTCTTCGAGTATTACAAATCTCAAGAGAAAACAGGCAGACCGTATGATATTCTCAACAACCTTCTCAATTATCTCGACTTAGACGAGTATAATACAAGGCAGCTTTCTAGCGTAACACAACTACTTTCTGATGTAGGTATCTACGAAGATAAACTGGAAGTAGAATCGATCGATGGTTTCTTGGAGCAGAATGGCTCCATCATGATTGATAATGAGGTCATGTATTATGAGTCTGTAACTCGTGGTCCTGACGCTATCATCACTCCTGGCGTATCTATCGCTCAGTTTGATAAGAAGAAACAACAACTAGAAAATCCTTTTACACTGTTTGATGGTGTAAGGACATCTTTCCCTTTAAGTTTCCTCGGCACTCCTACTTCACCTCCAAGTGCTGAGCACCTCATTGTAATCACTTACAATTACTTCAATATCCCTGGGGTTGACTATTACCTTGAGGGTGATGAGATTCGTTTCACCACTCCACCCCGTCAAAGGACTGGTGTTGACAACTCAGACTTCACTCAGATCATTTATCTGGTTGGTTATGCAAACCAGGATATTCTGACCTTGGATCAAGCCCCCTACCAAGAATGGCAAGGTGGCTATGAGTATCCTATGCGTCTTAATACTCAGGCATACCGTCCTACATCAGATATTGGTCTGATTGTCAATAGAAACGGAAAACTTCTCACACCTTATGAAGATTATTCAGTATTTGAAGACAAACTGATCTTTGATGTGCAACTTGGTGCATCAGATGTAATTAACATCCGCTCTGTAGAGTATATTGCACCTTCTTATGGATCTGGTGCAAGTGCAGTTGTCCAAGTTAACCCCAGTGGATCCATTAACCGCTTGATTGCCAAGTCTGGTGGTAGTGGATATCGTTTGGACTTCAATCCAAAAGTTACTGTTATTTCAAAGAGTGGCGAAGGTGCAACTGCCAAGTCTTTGATTGGTGGTATTAAGAATATCCAACTTATTGATGGTGGTCAGGGTTACTCTTCATACAACCCACCCATTCCTGTTATTGCAGAGCCTTCAAATGCAAGTGGTAGTTTTGCTAAACTGTCTCTGACTGTTGATGACACTACAGGACAAGTTGACTCCATTACTATCGAGAATTCTGGTAGTGGATATGACTTTATTCCTGCCATTACATTCAGAAACCCCTCAGGCGCTCAAATCTCTCAACCTCAGATCGACTCTGAAGGTAGATTGGTCGCCAATAGTATTGCTGTAACTGAATTTGGTCAAGGATACTCCAATCCTCCTATTGTTTACATTGATCCCGCTCCAGAAGGAGGTATCAACGCTGCAGCAGTTTCTAGAATCAATCAAGATGGTCAGGTCTACGAAATCCTGATCACAAATAGAGGTAGAGGGTATACAACACCTCCCAGGGCTCGTATTATCCAACCTGTGGGCGCACAGGTGCTTGATGTGACCGTTGCATCAGGATCTGTCACTAATATCGAAATGTTGACTGGTGGAAGAGGTTATACCGATGCACCTTCAGTTTATATCGTTGATGATCGCAAGGATGCTTATGGCGAACCTATTGGGGGCACTGGAGCAGAAGCAGTTGCAACTATCTTCAATGGTGAGATCACTGATATCAATGTCGTTAATTTTGGTGAGGGATATTCATCCGAATTCCCCCCTAAAGTTTACATTGCCGAGCCCCGTGCTGCTAGAGCATCTGTAGACGTTGGTTTTGACGAAGTTACAGGTTTTGATATCATTCAGCGTGGTCAGGGTTACTCACCTTCAGCATTCTTGGGTATTTCTCGTGGTGTATCTGGTCCTGTTGGATATGATCAACTCCACAACGAAATCTATGCTGGTGAGTCTGCTCTGAGGCAGTCTACACACCCTGCAGGAGCAATTGTCACCAATTTAGACTCACTGTTCCTCAAAGAAGTCTTTGATAAGTTTAGAAGACAGTATCTTCCCACTATTGACGTTGACTTCAGTAAAGTCAACCCTGTCCAGGTCATTAAGACCATTAAGGACTTCTATATCTCTAAAGGCACCGAGCTTGCTACTCAATATCTGTTTAAGATCCTATTTGGCGAAGATATTTCTATCTTCTACCCCAAAGATGAGGTTATTAGTCCTTCTGCAGCAACCTGGGTGGTTGACACAGTGTTGCGTGCTGAATTGATCGAAGGTGACCCAAATAACCTGATCGACTCTGAGTTGAATCAGTATGCCGATCCTGTTGACCTGAATATCAAGGCAGCAAATGCTCTAATTGAAAATGTCATTACTATTATTGAAGGTACTGACACAATTTACGAATTGGCAATCTCAGAGGAAACTCTGACTGGTGAATTTAAGATTCCTTACAAAACTACTCTTGTAGAGCCTCTGACTACTGATGGTCAAATCATTACTGTTGACTCCACCATTGGTTGGCCTGCTAGAAACGGCACAATTCGGATTAACGACGAAGAAGAGGTCCAATATAAAGAAAAATCACTCAACCAGTTTATTGAATGCACCAGAAGCAGAAATGGTGTTGTTGAGGACTGGGATCCTGGCACTGTAGTCCAATCTGACATTTTTGTATATGTCAATAGAGGCACAGCACAAGAATGTAAACTGCGTGTCCTTGGTATTGCTGAGGCAGGCACTACCGTCCTGAATGACACTGGATCTTATTATATTCAAGGTGACAAACTGAAAGTTGCTAACCTTGGATCGACAGCAATCGATGAAAAACTGTCTTCTTGGTTGTATAATGTCAAAAAACTAATTCAAGTTGATCGCATTGAGTCTGGTGGTGTTAATAATCAGACCGCAACTGTTTATTGTGATAATCCTCATGGTTTGTTGGTTTCCGATCAGGTGACAATTTATGGTGCAAACCCTGTTGTATATAACGGCACCTTTACAGTCACATCTCGTATTGACCCTCTTACTTTCTCATATCAACTGAATACACCTACTGATATTATCCCTCAGGGTAATATTCTGTTGTCGGTTGACCTTAATAGAGGTAAGTCTGATCAAGCATCTATCAATAAAGTTGTAAGTGAGTTTACAACCAACATCCAAAACTCCTTCTTTAATGATGATTATGTGTATGTGGCAGCATCTGGTCTGCCCAACTACAGAATTGGTCCTTTCATTGGATCAGCACTAATTCCTGGCAACCAGCGTAAATTGCTGAGATTCCCCAGAAACGTCCAGACTATCTCTGAGCGTAAAGACGTTAAGGAAAATACACCCATTGGATCTTGGATCAATGGGGTATCAATTTGGTCATATAAGTCTTCAGAATATGTCCAGTTTGGACCTTTGACTAAAGTCGAAGTAACAAATCCTGGTGTAAATTATGATGCTGGTAATAAACCAAACCTTGAAATCACAGGTGGTGGTGGCACAGGTGCTGCTGGTGAAGTTGTTGTTAATGGTAGTCTGACATCGTTTACTGTTACTAATCAGGGTAGTGGATATACCGAGTCCCCTCTGGTTTCTATTGTTGGTGGCGGTGGTAGTGGTGCAACTGCACAAGCAGTTATCACTGGTGGTCGTGTTACTAGAATTCTGGTTGAGCAGCAAGGTAGTGGATATACTTCACAACCTAGCGTTGCTATTACTGGTGGTGGCGGTAGTGGTGCAACTGCAATTGCAAACGTCCGTGGTCCTATCTCTGGTGTTAACATCACCAACTTTGGATCTGGATATACTTCAGACCCAGAAGTTAGAGTCAACTCTGGTGAAGGTGCTCTGGCACAACCCATTGTGATCAATGGGCGTATTGTGTCTATCGCTATTATTAACTCAGGTAGTGGTTATACTACTGCACCTAACGTAATCATCAATGGTGATGGTTTTGGTGCTATTGGTATTGCAACTATTGGCACAACTGGTGAAGATAAGGGTCGTGTGCTGTCTGTGACCATCACCAACAGAGGTGTTGGTTATACCCAAGGCAATACCACAGTCAGACTCCAATCAATTGGTGAATTGGCAACATTCACCCCCGATGTCTTCAAGTGGAATAGAAACCTACAGTATGATCTTGTCAATAAGTATGACTTCTCTAGAGGATATGTCTTTACTGGATATAACAACCAGTTTGGTGGTGAGTTTGCTCACCTTAGCGATCCTAAAGAGTTGCGTTATGTTGTTGGTGATAACGTATTCCTTAATCCTGTAACTCAACAATTCCAAGAGCTTGAGTCAAACTACAAGCACTCCCCAATCATCGGTTGGGCGTTTGATGGTAACCCCATTTATGGTCCATATGGTTATATCGATCCCACTGACCAAAACAGCGGCATTAGAAGACTGCGTACTTCCTATAAACTGAAAGATAACGTTGTTTATGATGAAGCGACCAATCCAAACCCTGCTCGTGTAGATGGTCCATCCATCAATGAATACCCTGCAGGATCATTTGTTGACGATTATACCTATGATTTCCAATCTGGTGACCTGGACAATTATAACGGACGATTCTGTAAGACACCAGAATTCCCAGATGGCACCTATGCATACTTCATTACTATTGATGCATCAGATGCTGGTATTGCAGAATTCCCATACATTGTTGGACCTCAGTTTAATTCACTTCCAGATGAATGGAATTTCAGCCAGACAGCAACACAGGAAAACATTCCTTCTGACGTTGTAAGATATAGAGATCCTTATGTTGACGTTGATATTGACATTGATCGTCAACCCAACCAAGAAGCAGATGTCCTGACGACTGAGATCGAAGGATATCCCATCATCTTTGAGATCCAAGATAGCAACAATGATGGTCTGATTGATGCTTTGGAGCAGCAAGAAATCCTTGAGATGTCTGAAGAGGCAACTCTGCAGATTTATGATTACTTCCCTCAGGTTTCTGAAGAATCTAGAGTTGACATCGAAGTTGAAACAACCACTCAGTTTGAAAATGCTCAGATTGATGGTTTCGTGATTGAAAACCCTGGTGAGTCTTATCAGGTTAATGATACTGTTTTCTTCGACAACGAAGGCACTGGTGGATTTGGTGCATCTGCAATTATCGAATCTGTTAAGGGTCAGACTATCCTTGGTTACACCAAGGAGATGATTGGTGATCGTCCTTACGGTGTTATCACTACCGATGTTGAGCACGAGTTGCGTCAACAGGATGTTATTATTGTCAACTCACGTCCTATTACCGATAACACCAACAAACTCTACAAAGTAAAAGTTGTTGCTGGTATCGAGCGTATTCGTGTCCTACAAGAAGGTATTGGATATAACGCTGATATTCCTCCTACCTTTGAAGTCATTACAACTCAAGGTCAAGATGCTGCATTGCGTTTGAATCTGCAAAATACTGGACAAGTCCAGAGTGCAGATATCATTAACTCTGGTAATGGATATGATCCTGAGAATCCTCCTCAGATTCGTGTTTCTCACCCTCAGCAATTTAAGAAAACTCGTTACTGGATTGCAGATTATCTGGAAGCAGCAGGTAAACTGACCATCAACGATATGGTCCAGTCTGCTAAACGCTATACCTATATTTGCGGTAGTGTTACTGAGACTGATGGAGATCAAGCAGCAATCCTTGCTAAGTTTGATGACCTGGGTCAACTGATCTGGGAGCGGACTCTGATTCCTCAGAATGCCAACCAAAAGCGTGCTGAATTCATGAGAATGACTCTTGATGAGTCACAAGAAAACGACCTCATTTATGTAGCAGGCCAAACATATAGTCCTGATAATGATGTCTACAACCCAGACATCTGGATGGGTCTGTATGAATCTGGATTTAACAATGCTGCTGCTCCTGAAGGTATTCTGAAGTGGCAAAGAGCAATTGGTGGTATCTCTGGTAGCACTAGACGTGATTATATTACCTCTATTGCCCTAGACCAAGAGAAAAAGATTTATCTGGCAGGTTATACTGATTCTAACTCACCAGATCCTTATGATATGTGGGTCATTCAGTGTAATGTTGAAGGTGACCTTGTAGAGAAGCGTAAAATTGCGTCTGAAGACGGATCTGAGAAACTTTCACAGATTAAGTGGATTGCAGACGATCGTTTCCTGTTTATTGGCGAAAACGAAGAAAATAATGACTGCATCTTCGGTGTATTCTTCTACGATGGTGCAAATATCGAGATTGACTATATCCGTCAGATCCCTGTGGTTGGTGGATTTGTCAGAGACCCAGAAATGGCATTTGATGAGTATGGTGATGCTGTTATTGTCTGGAATGTCTTTAATAATGCCGCAGCCAAGTTTGATAAGGTCCAGATCAGCAAATTCCCATATGCATCTGCAAATAGTGGTTGGGAATGGACAAAAACTATAACAGTATCTGGCGATTTCCGTGCTATCAAGCACGCTGGTATTTCTGTCGATCTATTTGGCAACTACACCTTAGTATGTGACGTTGATGCTGCTCAAGACGAAAGATATGCTCTCATTGAGTATCTCAAGTATGATGGCAGTATCATTAGTGAAACAAAGGTTGCAGATAATGATAATATCGGTTTCCAAGCAAAGAAACACGTTGTTGACAACTCTGGCGACTGCATTATCGCTGCTGACCGTCGTCAGAGCGATCAACTCGCATCTTATCGTTTCAATGATGCTAATTTAGGTCTTGACTTCACTAAGCAAGATCTGGCAACTATTGTCTACTCAGATCCTGCAAATACTGCACATGATACATCGATCTATCGCTTTGGCACTGGATCAATGCGTTTGGATGCCGTTGCACCTGTTGCATATACTGATATTGGATTAGAGAGTACAGAATGGAGTGTTAGAGCATGGTTTGCAATGAATGGCACTGCCCATTCTACAAATCACGAACCTGTTTTCTTTGACATCAGTCCTACTACTGGTGTCCCCATCAGAATGTCAATTGATGGTGATGCAACGTCACCCAACTATGAGCGTGTCCTTCTATATGTGAATGATGTCCAAGTAGCAACTTCGACAACTACTACTAACTGGACTTCCTTTGCAGGTGGTGTTTGGGTCCATGTAACCTTCCAAAAGCGTGAAGAGTCTCTGGGTCTGTATCGTTATGAAGTATTCATCAATGGCAATCTGCAGATCTCTTTCCAGAGCACTGATGACATTTTCCTTGATGATTTGTCACTGGCAGGACCACAATCTGCCCCTGGTGCTACAAATTGCTTCATTGGTCACATTGATGACCTTGTTATTGATGATGATGCACCTTTCACTACAGGTAACTACACGCTGCCTACTGAAGAGATTGAAATCACAACTGATATTTCCGATATCACTCTAATTAAGTTTGATAGACTACATTCCAACCAAGGAAACACTTACACACTGACAAATGTCAGAAATCATGGAAGCATCTCATTTACTGATGCTTCAACCCTGACATCTTGGTATACTCTCAATATGCCCGCTCTGAGTGTTTGGGAAGTGGGTCCTGGTGGTCTGCAGATCTTGGATATGTCTCAGACCTTCTCTACGATGAATCCTGGCACATATGCATTTAGCAGTGAGAGGGATTCTTTCGCATCGAAGACATCTACTGTCCCATCACCTTTGGGTAAGAAATTCATTATTGAAGCAGATGTCATCAACAAATTCTACATGCGTGATGCACTGTATCAAAAAATTGATAATGTCAAGGAGTTTACTTTCAATCAAGATGTAAAACTCACCAAAGGGTCTATTCTGCAACAATTTAATGCTGCTGGCACGACAACTGCATTCGGCACAATTGTAAATGTCCCCGAAGGGACTTTGCAGAATCCTGGTGTTGGCACAACCTATGAAGTTGGTAAGGTATTTGGTACATTCAACAATACTGATAGATTCCGCACAACTGCGGGAGATGTCAATGAAATTGCTGGTGAATACTTCGATAGCGAAGAGCCAGAATCTCCTTGGGAAGCAGCAACAGCATATAATGCACAAGACCGAGTTTATTACTCAGGAAACATTTATGAAGCGCAAGGTGCTGGCACATCAGGCACAATTGCTCCTACACATACTGCTGGGGCTGCTAGCGATGGTGTTATCAACTGGTCCTATATTAGTGAAGCAGGTAAGTTTGATATCGATCTACTGCAACATCCTTACCCACGTCCTCAATACATCGGTAATGACATGCCTGAATGGCTGCCTCATCGTTTGTATGCTGTCGGACAGAAAGTTTGGTATCGCTTGAATGTATATGAGGTATCTGTTGGTGGCGTTACTACCACTACACCCCCTGTCCACACCAGTGGTGACGTTTCTGACGGCACTGTAACCTGGACCTTCGTAGAAACTCGCGAGCCTATCAGTGATTATGCTCGATTCATGGAATATGATCTGGGCAACCACTATCAGGTCAGAATTGAAGAAATCCATCCTGGATCTCAGTATATTGTCGGTGACGTTGTTTCTCTCAGAGAAAACAACATAGAGTTAGCAGACGATGAGAAGAGTGTCAGAATCGTTGGATTCCCCTCGGTTAAGAAGATTCGTGTTACTGCTCAACTTGAAAAGGACATTATCCGCACTGGTGGTGAAGCACGGACAGATCATGTATATTGCACATCAAACTCACCTCACTTCTTTAATGTAGGCGATATTATCTTTACCGAAGGTTTCCAAGGTACACAATTCAATGGATCTTTCTTTATTGATCAAGTCCTTGGCACCAGAGAGTTTACTTTTGCAATTAGAGATACTGCAACTGATGATCCTGCATTTAACGCAAATGCAATTGCCAGCGTTAATATCTACGCTAAGCACCCAACTTTGATATTCACTAGAGATCACCAGTATATCTTTGATCTTTCGGATACTTCTAACTTTGGATATTACCTGTCATTCTCTCAGGATAATCAATATAAACTGGAATACTCTTTCAACAACATTGTTAGAGAAGGCACTCCTGGTATCAATGCAGCAGGATCAAATGCACCCTTTGTGAAATTCTCCGTGTTGGGTGATGTGACAAACATCTCCTATTACTTCGATCCTTCACGCACTGGTGATGATTCCCCTGTGGGTAGCAATTCCTTCATTGACGTTATCAAGACACCTTATGATGGTAGATTTACCATCTCTGAGATTGTTGATGATTTTAGTTTCAAATTCCCCCTGGAAAAAGAGCCTGAGAAGAATTCTGCTGAGGTCATTACCGATGAATTTGATCAACCATATTCATTCTACTCAACGACTTCTACCAGAGCAATTGGTCCTATCAATACCATTAAACTGGTATCTGCAGGTGGATTCTATCAAAAACTGCCTATCATCTCTGATATTGCATCTTTCCGTCAAATTGAAAAGATCATCATCAACGATGGTGGCACGGAATATGCACCTGGCGTCTACTACGATGTGCCCATTGCAGGTGACGGCGAGGGTGCTAAAGCAACCGTTACCGTTGAGTTGGATGATGAAGTTGGATCTGGCACCATTACTGAGATCACGGTAACTGATCCTGGCAAAGGATATACCACCGCTGTAATTGATATTGATGCTATCCCAGGTATCCTTGGTGCAACTCTTGCTGGATCTGGTGCATCAGCATCTGTTGTGATCCCTGCAGAAGGCACTGGTGCATCAGTCTTCCTGACTGGTAAGAATATCGGTAAGATTAAGAGACTGAAAAATAATGAATTTGGTTTCGGTTACTCTCATGACTATACCCTGAGACCTGAAATCACATTCCCCGTTAACTTACAACTCTTCAATACCTCTATCCTTTCTGAGATCAAGATTACAGATCCTGGTAGTGGTTATACCTCAACTCCTGCTGTCGTTATCGAAGGTGGTGGTGGCACAGGTGCTGAAGCAGTTGCTTTGGTTAGAAACAACCGTCTGAGTGAGATTCTGATCAAAAATCCTGGTGCTGGTTACTCATCTGAGCCTACAGTTACCCTGAAGTCTGAGTTTAACTACGTTGTCAACCTTGACCTCAACTATCTGCAGTTTAACTTCCCTCATGGCATCACAACTGGTGCTGCTATCCAATTCCGTGCAGACGATGTTGGTAGCACTGTAGGTGAGCTGCCCAAACCCAGTAGTGCAGGTCTGACAACTCTGGTTGCAGGTCAGATCTACTATGCAATTGCTGGTAACGAAAACTCACTGGAAAATGACCAGATCAGATTTGCTCTGACCCCACAATCCGCTGCAGCAGGTGATTACATCACCTTCCTGACTCAAGGTGCTGGTCGTCAGGTCCTTCTGACTGAAGTCTTCGGTGGTAAAGCAGAAGCAATTGTTGAGACCTCTCGCTTCCTGGAAGGTGAGACTGTATTCCAAGGTCCCAACATTGAGCAAGCAACTGCAACAGGCACGGTGTCAACTAACACTGGTTGGCAGATTGGTCCCAAGATCCTTAAAATCGTTGACTATGATGGAGACTGGTTGGAGGGTGAAAAGGTCACTGGCACCATCTCCAAGGCATCTGGTCTGATTGATAATCTGAGCATCGCTCGTGGTGTGTTGAATATTGGATCTCTGACCAGGACCCCTGGTAGATTTATTGATGACGTTGGTAAACCTTCTGAGATTGTCCAGAAGATTCAAGACTCCTTCTTCTATCAAAACTTCTCTTACGTTATTAAGTCTGAGACTCCTATTTCTAACTGGAAGACTCAAGTCCTGGAGAATAATCACGCTGCTGGTTTCGCTCTCTTCGGTCAACTCCAACTGACTGGTGGTAAGGACGTGTCTGGTCGTAAGATCGGCACCGAATTTACCAAGCAGGTGAATATCAACAACTACAGCAACGTCAACCAGATCACCTCCTTCGGTGCAGCACAACCTATCTACACTGACTTCAACAACACCGAGGTGCTCTTCCGTAAGAAGCGTCTGACCTCTTCTGAGGAAATTCTAACTTCTATCGTTAAGAAACTGGATGATATCTCGGGTAGTTTCAACGGTATCGAAAAACAATTCCCAATTACTGTTGAAGGCGAGCAAGTTATTGTCCAACAGAATCAGTTGATGATCACACTTAACGGTGTGATTCAGGCACCTGGCGACTCTTATCAAGTGGTTGGTGGCAACCTTGTATTCTCTGAAGCACCTAGACCTTCCTCTAAGGTGACCTACAGAATCCTTGAAGTCACTCCTACTCCTATCTACAGAATCAATCTATATTCTGGTCAGGCAGGTATCCCCAATTATGGTATCTTCCCCACCCTGGGTCAGCAGGTCCAAGGTGCAAACTCGGATGCATTTGCAACTGTTATTGATTCTGGCACAAACCATCTTGACGTTATTAACGTCTCTGGTGGCACATTTGAATTGAATGAAGAAATTACTCGTGGAACTCTCTTCTCTGCATTGGTCCAGTCTGTTGATTTGATCAATACCGATACCATCTTTGAATTTGGTGAATCTATCACCAATATGGAAGGCGATACTGCAATTATTGAAGAGACTAACCTTGTCGATGGTGTGATCACTGATCGTCTGGTAGTCAGTAAGACTTCTGGCACCGCTAAGTATGAAACTGGTATTTTTGACCTGAAACTGAATGAGTTTATCTACTCAGCATCTTCTAAGATCGCTGGTCAGATTACATTCATCTCACCATATGTTGATCCTGTGACTGGAGATGTTGTGACAGAGTTGGAGATCAACCCTGGATCCACATTCTATGGTCTGCTGTTTGAGCGTTTGGTTAGCATTACCAATCCCAACATTATTCTGGATAATATTTCTCAATCATCTATCACTCCTACAGAATTGTATAATGATGACCAGCGTATCAATGCAGACTTCCTCGATTTTGAAGAAGTTAGAAGCACTGAAGTAACATACACTGATCTGACAGGTGGCAACTTCTCTGAAGGTGATAAGATTCAAAATAGAAGAGTTTACTACGGTAACCCAACTTCTGCATACCACGGCACTGCTGGAAACAGATTCTATGATGCTGCAACTCGCATCAGAGAAAACAAGCAAGAGTTGATTGATTTTGCTGAAGCACAGATTGCTGTTGAGCATCCCGACTTCTACTTCCCTGGTGATATCCAAACTAACGAATGGAGCAGATATTCTGACGCATATCGTTTCGTTGTCCTTAATAAGGACTATATCGCTGCTAAGGCATATGATGATATGATCACCCAGTATCCTACTTTGGTGGTCCCCGATCCTGCTAAGTGTAAGCGTGACCTGGGTCACTTCATGGATGCTCTGGCAATTGATACTTATCGTGGTGGTAACAGATACACCCGTAAGTTTATCTCATACTATTTTGATGAGAATGGTGCTCTGATCTATGTGAATCTGCAAGCAGCAGAAACTCGTTTTGCATACGAGAAAGTCAAGGATTACATGCTTCTTGCAATCACCAACAATCTGAGCGGATCTTACACTCAGGTCAATGGTCCCGATGCAGGCACCTCATACGATGCATATCAAGATCTGACTGTCACTGCCGACCAGTCACCTAATGACGATTATCCTACTGCTGGCACTAACACCGACAACACTGATCCTGCAGGATGCTCTGATGTCCAAGATGCTATTACAACTCTGTGGGAGATTATTGATGAGGCAATGACTAGCGGCACTCTTTCCGAGTTGCCCGATGAGTCTGTCGGCACATACTCCCCCAACGAAGAGAAGTGTCGTCGTGACATTGGTTACTTCGTTGATGCTCTGGCAAACGATGTTTCTCAGGGTGGCAACTACAACATTGTTGAATTCACTAGATTCTACTTTGATGCGTCAGGTAATCCCATCAGTGATGGTCTCCTCGGTGAAGAAGGTCCTTCTGTAACTGCATTTGAGAAAGTCCGTGATCTTTCATATCAGGCAATCAACAACCTGCTGTATGACAAGGATCTGGCAATTCTCAACGATCCTGTGACCTATGGTGGCACTGCTCCTGGTCAACTGTATGATGCAAACTATGCAAATGGCAATAACCAAGATATCAACAACTGTGCTGATGTCCAGTCTTACATTGCAACCCTGACAGATATTGCAACTACTGCAATTACTGCAGGTAATCTCAACAACGTGAATGCTCTCGCATCTATCAGCGATGGCACCTTTGTTGATGGTGAGACTGTCCGTACAATTAAGATTGGTTATCAGGATAAGTCTTCTGGTCTGTTTGTCACAGGCAATCAAATTAAAGGCGTTACTTCTGGAGCGATATTTGCAGCGGAAGGTGTTAATTCTGGTCTGAAGTGGATCTTTGCTGGTCCCATCACAGGCACTCTGCAATATGGAGAGTTGTTGACTAACTCTACCCTGGCAAACCAGGGCAATTGCAGTCAGAGTGTTATTACCAAGAAAGCAGAATTGTCTGGCACCAAGTCAATCAAGATTCCTTCTGCTGGATATCTTGTTGCTGCAGACTCTTATGATTATGCGTTTGGCACTGCTAATGATTTCACTATTGAAGGTTGGTGGTATCCAAATGCAGTAAGTGGCACTCAAAACTTAGTTGATTTGCGTCGTCTCGATGCAAATGTTGGATTGCGTCTGGTGTTGGATGGAACCACTCTGAGAGTTTACAACGGGACTACCCAACTGATCTCTGGTGGCACTTTAAGTGCAACTACTTGGCATCATATTTCACTGGTTAGGGGCACAAACGTCCTGCAGTTGTATGTTGATGGTGTCCAAGTTGGTAGCAACTATACTGATACTAATGATTATCTGTATACGAAGGTTACTATTGGTGCTGATTTTAACGGCACTAATGGTTTTGATGGATTCGTAGACAATTTCTACATCAATAACCTTGAAGCAGAGCATACTGAGGCATTTACTCCACCTACACAAGTTGACTATACCAATGCCAACATTGTCTTGGGTCTTGATGGTGAAGCACCCTTTATCCTGTCCACTACTGAAACATATGCTACATTTACAGGATCTAGGACTTCTGCAGCAACCACTAAGGTTATTGATTATGAAACCAAGTCTCTAATTATCAAAGATGTTGATCTTGGTAGATTTGAGCAAAGAGAATGTGCAAACATCATTGAATTGAATGATGCATGGATTGCTGAAGAAGCAGTCGGTTTGATGAAGGCAGAATTCCCAGACTTCATTATGCCTGGAGATGATCCTGCTAATAATTCTTATGGTGGCACTAATTACTGTTTGCGTGATACTAAGGACTATATTATTGGTGCAATCATTAAAGACCTTAGAGAAGGTGGTAACTACCATACTCTCTACACCGCTCGCACATACCTGACTAAGGGCGGCGAGTTGAATTACATTGGTAATGAGGTGCTGCAAACTCTCTACACCTGGGATAAAGTTGGCGACATCATTAACGATGTATTGACTACTACCAGCACAGATCTTACTGGTGTTTATACAGAGAGACTGAGGATTCCTAACAATTTTGCATCTCCTGCCACACAGGGTGTGCTGGATGAGATCCGTGGTCTTATTGATGATCTTCTTCAAGTCATTGCACCTACAGGTCAAGGATTTAAGGATTCTGGTGTCCTCATCTGGAAAAACCGCGATTACATTGCTGAAGAAGTCGTTGGTTATATTACCAACAAATACACCATTGATCTTGGCGGCACAGAAACCAACTTCCTTAACATCCCTGGTGGTGGTGAGTCTGTCTGCGAAAGAGACATCAAGCAATATATTATTCCTGGTGTAATTGCAGACCTTGTTACAGGAGGCACATATAACGTTAAGAATGTAATCGACTTCTATCTTGACTCTCAGGATAATATCCTGCATGTTGAGCATGAGTTGAATCCAATGCTAGATGCATTTGAATTTACCAAATTCTTGTGTCAGAAAGCAGCAAATAATATGCTGATTTCTCCAAATACTGCAATTGCTGAGTTGGGCGTGCCTGCTTGGGTGCAGAATGGTGATTACTATGAGCCTCTCTATACCAGTAGAGCAGCATATCGCGATGATACTATTACCATTGATACTAAAGCATGGCCTCAGAATACCGCACAAGATTGGAATCACTTCTATGATGCTGCCACATCAATCAAGGCAAATAAAGATCTGATTGCTAAGGAAGCAGTCGCTATCATGAATGACCTCTCCAAGTATGCCACATTTGAGATTCCTGGCGGGTCTGTTAATTGCGAGGATGATGTCAAAGATATCATTGATGTCTTGCTGCACGACATGCTGCATAATTGCAATGAAAGGACATGGGATGCTGCAGAACTCTACATTGAGCCAGAAAACAATTCACTAAGACATATTGAAAATGAGTGGGAAGCATCTGTAACTGTCTACAAGATTGTAAGAGATCTTCTTACAGTAACAATGCGTAATGGTTTTGGTAGAGATTATATTGAAGGTAATGATCCCGACACCACCCCAGTTGAAACTTATGAATCAAACCCATACACCATTGACTATAGAGATACTGGAGATGCAATTGATGGCAACATTCGTTATATTGCTGAGCAGGCAGTTTATGATGGTCAGCAACAATATCCCTCACTGGTTATCCCTGGTGGATCGATCAACTGCATCCATGATGTCACAGATATCCTGAGAGCATTGATCTTCAACCTGAAGTATGGTGGTGATAACTGGATGCACTATTGTGCCGAATTCTATGTGAATTACAGCGGCAATCTTGAGCATATTACCTCTCAAGCAACCGAAACTGTTTGGATTCTTGAAAGGGCACGAGATCTTGCAAAACGTGCAATGAAGGATCAGGTAATTACTAATAATGCTGGTTATGGTGTTGCTCAGAGATTCTTTGATGCAACTAAGAAACCAACCAATCAGTTGCGTTTGTCTGATCTTGACAATGGTATTGACATCACATCATTCCAGAATCTTGTTACCAGATCCTTTACTCCTGGCACTACTAACATTGAAAATAATGTTAATTCTGCAACGGGTGTTGATCCTACAGATGATGCTGTTTTCCGTGCAGTTGTCGAATTGCCTAATACAACAACTCCTCAAGACGCACTCTTGTGGGAAGCAGGTGGCACGGTTAGAGCAGATGAGCCCTATGGCGCATTCCTTGGTATCCGAGATAATGGCACCTATCTGAGACTTCGTGCTGGTAGCAACATTGCAGTTGCTGGTGGTGCAACTAATACAGATACAGGTCTTGCTCTGCTCGATATTCCCATTACTGATCTTGCACAATACTTCGATGGTAATCAACACGAGTTGGCCTGGGAAATTCGTATTGGTGGCACTGCTGCTGCTGGTGCTGGTCGTGTAAGACTCTTTATTGATGGCGATATTGTTGGTGAAGCAACAACTCCTGGAAATCAGTTTACTGGTCTTGGTGGTCTGGATGGACGCTGGTCCTTCACTTGGATCGCTTCTGCCAACTACACAGGTGGTTGGGGTGCCTCTGCAGGTAACACTGTATCGGGTGAACCTAACGGATTTAACGATAATTGGACGCAGGTTTACGGAGCGAATACTCTGAGTGATCTTGATTACTATCGTGCTCGCTTGGTTGATCCAGACTACACTGGATTGGAAACTGCAGATATTGAGGCTAGAATTGATAGTCTGATGCAGATTGTTACTGATGGTATTCAGAATCCAGCAAACGTTGGTCAAACCAATGCTTATGAGTTGCCAATGATCTGGCCTGTTAAGTATACCCCCGATTCAACAAATAGAGATCTTACAATCCTTTATGATAATGCTGCAGGTCCCTCTTGGAATCAAGCATGTGCAACTGTCGCTTCTTCTATTGACACTTTGATGGGCATCATCATTGATACTATTACTGAGGCTGCAGTTAATAATGTCAATTACTTAGATACTGTCACTAAAACCTTTGCAGACAACAACAATACCGAGTATCAGTTTGGCACTTGCCATGATGAGCAATCTGCTATTGATACTCTGTTTGAAATCATGATCAACACTCTTGGTGGTGGTACGCACAATGAGAAGATTGTTGCTAATCGCATTCTCTTCAATAGTGATGCTATTGCCACCAGAGTCCTTGATGCAACTACTGCTAATTACGGCACAACCGATGTTGATATTTCTTTTGCCTATGATGTGCTGAAAGCGGTCAGATATGACATGATCACTGGTGGTAACGCTGGTGCATTCCGCCTTGCACAAACATGGTTTGATGGTGAAGGTAACTTCATTGCATTCCAAGATGTAATAAGATCGCACTTGATCTTTGCTCTCACTCGCTGCAGAGAATTCATCAAGAGTGCAATGTATCAAATTGAGGAAGATCCAGGTTGGGATGCATATACCACATATGTTGGTGATGGTGAAAGATTCCCTTGGTTCCAAGAGGCAGCAGAGTTTATTATCGACTCTTCTCTCAACCCACTAGAGTTTGCTCTGGAAAGATCCGAATTCCCAACAGAAGCAAGTGTAACCTTTATTGCATCTAGCGATCTCCAAAATCTGAGCACCACCTATGAGATGGGTGTTGATTACAATACCGATCCTTCTCTGGTGTCTCTGACACCCGTCGTTGATGTTGGTTTCGATCGTGCTGAGTATCGCATCAGAATTAACCGTGGAAACCAATTCCGTCGTGGTGATATTCTACAGTATATTCCTGCTTCAGAAACTTCTGTTGCTGGTCTGGACGGTCAAACTTACTTCTATTGCATTACAGCTACACCTACATGGTTTGAAATTGGTGCTCACTATATCCACGATGGTCGCTTCAAACTCTTAGAAGCAGATACATTGAATACTGGTGCTCAACTCTTTGCTGTAGTCCGTCGTAGTGGCATCAATAGAGCAACCACCGTTTTCCCAGAAGATCCCTCGGATACACCAATCCAAGGTGGTTTCAATCCTGCAGATGTGCTGGTTGGATCTACTTCAGAGGCAACTGCTGAAGTTTCTAGAGTCCAAAACAATGAAGCAGAAATCTTCAAGGTTTATAAGTATTATCCTCTGACAAATGTTTCATCTGTCCTGGGTGTATACGATCAATTTACTAATGGTGAGCAAGTAGTTGTCCAAGGTGCTACTGCAAACAATGGTTATGTGCTGCAAACAACTCCAGCAAATGAAGATGGGGACTCATTTGTAAAACTCATGACTGTTGCTGGCACAATTAACGCTGGTGATGTTATTGAAGGTGTTGACAGTGGTGCGACTGCAACTATCGGCGCTGCTATTGAAGATAGATTCCTGCTTGATGTAACTCTGGGTGATTTTGCTACGGGTGAGTGGTTCTTTGGCACCAACTCCACAGCAGAAGCATATATGTCTAACTACATCAATAAGTCTGGATCTCTTACAGGTAACACTGGCGGTCGTATCACGATTGATGTTGAGACTATTCAAAACTCCTGGGATGCTGGCGATGTTATCTATGGTAACGTCACTGACTACATCTTGGAAGTCAAGGGCATTTCTGGCACACAACTGCAACTTAATCAGTATGTCCATGGCACTAATGTTTATCAGTTGGAATTGGGTGCTGCAATTATCGACACAGGTATTTCCGATACCTTCCGTGTTGGTGATGAAGTATCCTTACTGCAAGGCACAACAGAGAAAAATCCTGGATTCCGTGCAACTGTAACCAAATACATCAACGGACTGGACGCAGATCCTCAGGATCCCAACTATGGTATCCATCGTCTGTTTATTGCTAATCTGATTCCTGTTGGCACGGGTGCCGACATTAGTGAATTGACAAATTCTACCAATAATATTGGTAAGATTGATATTGGATCTAACTTCCCAACAATTTATGCAGGAGTTAACTCATATACGGACACTGGATATTCTTCCTACGGGCGTGTGGCTTCAATCGAGCAACAAGGAATTACAGCGACAATCTGGATTGAAAATGTTGTTGGTGAGTTTGTCGATAACATGACCATCAAGTCCGACTATGGATGGGGCGGTGCTGTTTCTGAAGCACGCACTCTGGAGGGTCGTGTTGAGCGTTACTTCCGTGGATTTGATGGAGAGCAAACACAGTTTGATCTCACAATTGCTAATGGTGAAGCATACTTCCCCGATCCCGCAGGTCACCTGCTCGTCTGGGTCAATGGTGTGCTGCAACCTCCTGGTGGTAACAACTCCTATGTTGCATTCTCAGATAAGATCAGTTTCTCTGAGGCTCCTGAAATTGGATCCGAATTTATCGGTTACTACGTTGGTAAACTCCGTCAACTGGATGATATTAGTTTCGAGTTTGACTCCTTGAGATCAAGCTTCAACCTGAAGCGTGACGGTCTCTTCTACTCACTGACATTGACTGAGGGTGTTTCCTCTAACGTGATTAGACCAGAAAACAACATTATTGTTTCGCTCAACGGTATTATTCAAGAGCCTGGTGTCGCATACGAGATCGTTGGTTCTAGAATCATCTTTGCTGAAGTGCCTCGCGCAGGAAGCACCTTTGTTGGATTCTCCTACATTGGTAGTGACGCTGACGTGATCGCTGCAACTGTTGTGCCCCCAATTGAATCTGGAGACAAACTGTTTATCGAAGGTGAAGAATTTAATCGTGAGGTTGCTCTGATTGAGTCTTCCAACTCGCTGATCACATTTGAATACACAGGATCTGTCAAGGGTCGTAATGCACAAGCCCTTGCAAATATCACCTCTGGTGAAATCACAGGTGCTTCTCTCACCTCGCCTGGTGATGGTTATACCTCACAACCAAATGTGGACGTTATTTCCTCTACTGGATTTGACGCTCGTATTAGGGCACAAATGGGTGTTGCTCGAATTGATGTTAAGCAAGCAGGTGTTGATTATACCGCAGCCGTAGTTGCGGTTGATACTGAGGTCCCCGATGACTTCACACCACCCGAAGGCACACCTGTCAACGGCGGTTTCGATATCCTCGCGGGAGAAGGTAGCGAATATAATGGTGGCACAACTGTCACGCCTGGCGCAATCGCAATCAATCAGGATCCTGTCAACGTGACCGTTAACCAGGGCACTACAGCATCCTTCACTGTGGTTGCTACCGTTTCCAATAACGAGACCCTCAACTATCAGTGGCAGAAGAAGGAGTATGGCACTCAAACCTGGAATAACATCATTGGTGCTAACCAGGCAACATACAATACTGGCAATACTGTCCAGTCTGATGATGGTGATGAATATCGCGTTGCTATCACAGCAACGGGAGCAACACCTGTCTACTCACTGTCTGCTATCCTGAGCGTCCAGACTGGTGCTACTTTAATCAGTAACTTCAGTCCCGTCCAGATCTTCGATGACAACTAAATAAAAGTAAAAAGCGATGACTGCAACCGCCAGTTATGACCAAGCCACAAACATCCTCACGGTGGCGGCAGATGGACTGCCCGACCCCGTGGGGTATGGCACGTTCCCAAATGACAATAATCCTAACTCAGTAACTGAGCAGGATTTTGATCATGACTTCTTCTATCGTGGCGGCACGTTTGGTATCAGTCGCACTTTTGATAGTGATGCATGGATTCAAGATGGTTTCATCAGATCCATTGACTTGTCAGTAAATGACAATGGTTTGTTTGGATCAGATAATGAAATTCGTCCTGGTGACCACATTCTTTTTGTGTTTAGTGATGGCATTAAGAGAAAATTTTTATATAAAGGCACAACCTTTACATCAATAGAAGATGAGTGTTGGTTAGCGACTGATAACCGTCTTGACCTCATCATGAGGACTCAAGAATCAGGCACTACTGGCACATATGAATATTATGACCAGAGAAATGCTCGTTTAGAAACACCTCTGGGTATGATTGGTATCGCTGCTAATGGCGTTGCTATTTTCAATCCTAGTGCTGGCGCTGGAGGTCAGCCTCCTCTTGGGTTTAGTTGGAATGCACACTTTGATCCAAATATAGTAAATTTTGGTCCTGATAATTGTGGTGGTCACCCTGAGCAATCGGGTCAATATCACTATCACGATTCCCATTTCTTGGATTGCTGGAAAGCAAATTCAGCAATGGCGGGTTATAACGACTACTACGGAAGCACTCAGTATAACGGCAATAATATTAGACATCCTGACGGACATTCTAAGATTATAGGTATCGCTTTTGATGGATTCCCAATCTATGGTCCCTATGGGTATAACGATCCATGGGACAACTTGAGTGGTGTCACTAACATGACCTCATCTTATGGAATTAAAGATAATGAGGCACCAGGGAGACCTGAATATGGTGATAACTCTGACAACCCCCCTGCAGGCGCTCTCATTGAAGACTGGGAGTATGTAGAGGGCACTGGATCACTTGATTACCATAATGGAAGATTTTGCGTTACACCAGAATTCCAAAATGGCACATTTGCATATTTCCTTTCTACAGATGCATCTGATGTAGATGTTGCAACATTCCCATACATTATGGGATTTACATCTAGAGAAAATCTAGACGCAACCTTCACTATCGAGACTGTTATTCCTGATCAGGGTGGCGGTGATGGAGGGACTCCTCCCGCACCTCCTACGTTGCAATTTACTCTGCAACCCCAAAATGCGACTGTCAATGTTGGTGAGACTGCAACGTTTACAGTTAATGCTCAGATCCTCCCAGAAAACGGACCCATATCATATCAATGGTACAGATCTACTGATGGTGGATTTGCCTTCGCTGCGATTACAGGTGCAACTGACACCTCGTATTCAGTGACTGCTCTTGCATATATGACTGGTTACAAATACCGCTGTCGTATTAGAGGACCAATCCCACAAAATAATGCAGAAAACTCACCTCTCGATTCCAACTCTGTTACTTTGACAGTTGCTGGATCTGGTGGTGGTGGAGATACTGCTAATCGTTTCGATAGCACAAGTAGCACGTTTGACTCCACAAGTCAAACCTTTGATGGCACCTAAATAAAATTGTAGAAAATCCCTACCATGGCAAAGCAAAACCTAAATATCGGCTCATCTGCTAATGACGGATTGGGTGATAGTCTCAGAGATGGTGCTATCAAACTCAATAACGTTATTGATGAGATTTACTCGACACTCGGTAACGAGACTAATCTTCAGGTCAGTATCGGCACTCCTGCTACGGGGCAGGTCTTGCGATGGACGGGATCTGTTTTTTCGGAAGCACACCTTGATTCACTGAGTGCAAACCTGAATGTCAAGACATTTCAGATCACTTCAGAGTCAAATGGTGACGTAGTAATCCAACCCAACGGCACAGGTAAGATTAAGTTGTGGGGTGGAGGCACTGGTGATGCTCTGACTTACATTGATGGTGCTGATGGTAAACTGAAGTATTCCAACTTCTTTGATGACCTGGCAGATCTGCCTGATGCTTCTACTCACCATGGCATGTTTGCACATGTCCATAATGAAGCACATGGTTACTTTGCACACTCTGGTGCATGGACACAACTCCTAGATACTGGATCATCCGTTGGTGATCTAGATGACGTTGATCTTACAGTTGGCGGTGGTCCTTCTGATGGTCAAGTGCTGAAGTGGAATAATACCAATAGCAAGTGGGAGCCTGCTAACGACATAGTTGGCGATGGTAGCGGTGGTGGCACCACTCAAAACCTGTTTGAAACTGTCCAAGCAGACAGTGGTCAGACTACAGCATCGGCAGCAACTGATATCCTGACTATTGCTGGCGGCACAAATATTCAGACATCGATCACTGGAGATACAGTCACCATCAACATGACTGGCACTCTGGGAGATCCAGACCAAAATATCTTTGCAACTATTGGATCGGACAGTGGAAGTAAATCTGCGAATAGCACTTCTACTACTATTAACTTCGTTGGTGGCACTGGAATTAGCACTGCTATTAACGGCGATAACCTCACTATCACAAACGACTCCCCTAACGTAGTCCAAGAGGTTTACAGGACTGTTGCTGGTGACACTGGTAGCACTACTGCTGCTTTGGCAACATCAACATTGAATATTGTTGGCACTGGCGGCGTATCTACATCAGTTACATCAAATACCGTAACTATTGCTGCTCAAGGTCTTCTTCCCTCAGCAAACGCCAATGAGGTGTTGATTTATGATGGTGGGGCAGAGGCATGGACAACACAAGTATCTTCTGGTGTTGGTTTTGAAGTTGATGGCACCACAGTTGATGGATATTCATTCACTGGAGGTGGATATAACAACACCAGTAACAATCCAACGATCTATGTGTATCGTGGATTTACATATAGATTCAACAACCTCACTGGATCTAGTCACCCATTTGCATTGAGACAAACAAATGGTGGAGCTGCAGTAACCCAAGGTGTAACAGGATCGCAAACTGGTGTGCAGTATTGGACAGTGCCAATGACATTGAGTGCTGGCACGACATATGTGTATCAATGCACAATTCACTCTGGAATGGTTGGTAACATTGTAGTGGTCTAATAGATGGCAAGAACAGTCCCTGGATCTGGTGCAGTAATTACCCCTGTCTTCAATAGTATATTTGGAGTCAGGGAAGTTTATGTTGTTGATGGAGGATCAGGATACGATCCAAACGATCCCCCCAGACTTCGTATTGCCAATTCTGGCACACCCATTCGTGAGGCTGTCCTTAGAGCAGTTATTGAGGGTGAAGAAGGATCAATTACTGCTGTAGAGATTCTAGATCCAGGTGAAGGATATGATCCCCTGAGATTAGAGATCACCGACGAAGATTCCAATGGTTTTGCTACAGGCAATATCTTCCTAAAAGAGGATGGATCTGGAGCAATTGATTTTATTCAAATGACTGTCCCTGGTGATGGTTATTTCAATTCAACTGCAGAGATTAAAGGCGGTGGTGGATCTGGATCTGAATTGGTCCCAGTCACTGGTTTGATCACTGGTCTGACTATTGAAAACCAAGGTCAGAATTATACAGAAGAAGATGTCAATATCGTTATTTCTGGTGGCGGTGGTCAAGGTGCTACTGGTGTTGCAGCAGTAAATAGATTCGGTCGTGTTACCAGTGTCCAGTTAACAAATCAAGGTGAATTTTTTGAGACACCTCCCCTAATTCAAATTATCGGTGGTGGTGGATCTGGTGCTACTGCAGAAGCATTTATTGATCTTGGTGTTATCACAAATATTGATCTACTGTCTGGCGGTGGTGGATACGTTAATGAACCTCAAGTAATTTTTACAAGAGACACAGATTTAATTAGAGAGGCAAGAAATAGACAGTCTCTAAACTCTGTCATTTATAATTTGACAGGACTGCTGAACAATCTTTCTCCCAACGCAACAACAATTAACGTTGAGACTACTAATGCATTCCCAGGGTCAGGAAAACTTCTTATTGGTAGAGAAGTAGTCAGATATACAGGTAAGACTGCAACATCATTTACTGGAGTAGATAGAGGCACCAACTTTAGATTTGATCAAAAAGTTATCCTTGACCAATTGCAAGATGATCCCAATACAGGTCTTACAAGCTATCAATTCCAGGTAACAGACAAAGTTAGACGTGTTGTAGAAAACTCCAACAACCGAGTTGCAATTGTTTATGATTGGATTCGAGATGAGAGAGCACTATATGTAACCTTTGAAATTGACGAGTTGGCATTTATTGATGCTGGTAGATCAGGTGAAAAGGCAAAGATTGTTGCATTCGTTGCTGGATCTGCTGCATCATCAGGGACAGGTCAAGAACCACATACATTAGTAGAATCTGAAGGTGATGATATTGTTGCATTTACAAATCCCCTGTCTTTAATTCTCAATCGTAGGTTTGAAGACGATGATGAGTCATTTCTTGATGAAGATGGTGTTGAGCAATTTGGCGATAATATACCCGACCTGATCAATACTGATACTGAATTTGAGAATGCAGTTAATTTGGATGGTGGTATTGCATCATCTAAATATGGTATCGAAGAAACTATTGGTGGACAAAACACCACACTCTTCCAGGTTGGTGATCAGGTGTATGACGGTAGTCCAAATCAACTGGTTGCAACTATTCAATCTGCAGGTCAACTTGGAGATGGTGATGCACATCAATCTACAGGCACTATTGTTATTGAATACATCAACAATCTGATTAGTTTCCAACCAGGAGAAACTTGTCAGGGATTAAATAGTGGTGTTTCTGCAACTATCAATACTGTTACTGCAGGACCAAAGACAGGACAATATACTCTGTCAATTTCAGATATCGTTGATAACGATCCTACATATAAGTGGGAGCTTGAAGAAACCTTGCAGGGCAATCTTAGTGCTGCAACGGCAACAATTAAATCTGTTGAATATACAAAGTTTGTTAGAAACGAGGACGAATAAGTCCCATAAATAAAAAGAAGGCAATTTCCTTAAAATGGCGCTACTTACCGACCAGTTTAGAATCTTTACTGCCGAGAGGTTTAGAAAATCTTTGGAGGGTCCTGACCCTACTCAGTCTGACCTCGATGCTGGTAGTGATAGAGATCGACTGTATGTTTTCATCGGTCGCCCTCAACCATGGGACAATGAGAATGCTCCCCCAGACCCTGTGGATTCATTCCAAGAGTTTGCGGATGACTATTCCGATATGATCTCTATGAAGAGAGTTCTGGCGAATGATACTATTCAGGTTATTAGACGCACCGACTGGATTCCTCCTGAGCAGACCACTGGTGGCTTGGGTTATGTTTATGACATGTATCGTCATGACTATAGCTCAACTAAAACCGCGTCTTCTGGTGCTACCAAACTTTATGACGCAGACTTTTACGTTGTTAACTCATCGTATCAGGTCTATAAGTGCATCTATAACGGGACATCCCCTAGTGATCCTAACGGTAAGCCTTCTACTGTTGAGCCTACGGGTACTTCAACTTCTATTATTACCACTGCTGACGGTTATCGTTGGAAGTATATGTATACGATCCCTGTGGGTCAGGTGCTGAAATTCTTCTCCAACGAATACATGCCCGTGCTGAGTGACACTGCTGTGGTGTCTGACGCAATCGGTGGTGAAATCGATACTGTTATTATCGCATCCTCTGGTGCTGGTTATAACAACGGCACTTATGAAAACGTGCCCATCAAAGGCGATGGCGTTGGTGGTCGTGTTTCTCTGGTTGTTGACGGTGGTCGAATTGTTTCGGCAACAGTGACTTCGGGTGGTAGCGGTTACACCTTCGGTAAGGTGGTGATTGATGAGGTCAACGGTATCGGCGCTGGCACAGGCACAGGTGGTAACGTCGAAGTGGTCGTGCCTCCTACAAAGGGTCATGGTGCTGATCCTGCCACCGAGCTCGGTGGTTTCCGAGTGATGATCAACACCAAGTTTACCTATGCTGAAGGTAGTGGTGACTTCCCAACTGATAACGATTATCGTCGTATCGGTCTTGTCATCAACCCCAATAAGTATGGCACACAAGAATTGACTGCTGATCTTACGTTGTCTGCGACAAAAGCAGTTATCTTCTCACCTTCTTTCACTGGTAACTTCCAGACTGACGAAATTATTACTCAGTCCCGCACAATTGGTGGTCAGCAAGTGACTGCTAGGGGTCGTGTGATCTCCTGGAATAGCACCACAAAGGTCCTTAAGTATTACCAGAATAGAATTGACGGTATTTTCCCCGAATTCACTGGTAACTTGATTGAGTTTGAAGGTGGTAACCCTGTAGTTGGTAGCACATCAGGTGCATCTGCTGACCCTGATATCAACTTCCCCATTGTTTCTGGTGCGTCAACTCGTGTCATTAACAATACTGAATATGACCTTGGTATGGCGTTTACCAACGGTTATGCAAAACCAGAGGTCCAACCTAACAGTGGAGAAGTTATCTACATAGATAACAGAGGCGCGATTACTCGCGCTGGAGACCAAATCGAAGACATCAAAATCGTAATCGAGTTCTAAGAGATGCCCCAGAATACTAACCTGAATATTGCTCCTTATTTTGACGACTTCGATAAGGACAAGAATTTCTACCGAGTGCTCTTCAGACCTGGGTATCCTATCCAGGCGCGTGAGATTACGACTTTACAGTCGATTCTACAGAATCAGATCGAGTCCATCGGTCAGCACTTCTTCAAAGAAGGTGCGATGGTCATCCCTGGTCAGGTCGGTTATGACCTAAATGTCCAGGCGATTATTCTGCAACAATCTTTCTTGGGTGTCGATGTTGAAACTTACAGGACACAACTAGAAGGTCAAATTATTGAAGGTCTTACCACTGGTATTAAGGCAAAGGTCCTGTATTCTATCCCCTCTACAGAATCAGAGCGTGGTTACGTTACTCTATACGTTAAGTATATTGAGTCTGGTGATACTATTTCGGAAGCAGGTATTACTACTTTCCAGGCAAATGAGCAGTTGATTGCCGAGAATGAAATTACTTTCGGCACCACACTGATTGAGGTTGGATCACCTTTCGCTCAGTTGCTACCTGTTGATGCAACCTCCGTTGCATCTACTGCATACATTAACAACGGTGTTTACTTTATTAGAGGACATTTTGTTGATGTCCCCTCCATGTATCTGATCCTGGAGCAGTATACTAACAACCCTTCATATCGTGTGGGTCTGGAAGTTAGCGAATCTATTGTTACTCCAGAAGACGATCCTTCACTGAATGACAACGCAGCAGGCACATCTAACTACGCTGCACCTGGATCTCACAGATTTAGAATCAGGACTCAACTGGTTAAGAAACCAATCAACGATGAGACTGATAAAAACTTCATCGAATTGCTGCGTATCAACAACAGCAAGGTTGAGCAATTCGTTACTTCAACAGCATACTCTGAGCTTGAAAGATCTCTAGCACGCCGCACTTATGAAGAATCTGGTGACTATGTTGTAGATACCTTCACCATTAAGGCAAGAGAGTGTCTGGATGATGGTTTCAACAATGGTGTGTATCGTCCTGGTGAAACCACCGCTCAAGGTAACATTGCATCAGATGATCTGATCACCTATGAGATCTCTCCTGGTAGAGCATATGTGAGAGGATATAGGACTGAATTCCTGGTGCCCCAATATATTGATGCTCCCAAACCTCGCGATTTTGAGGGTGTCCAAAACGGTATTATCTCATTCCGTTTGGGTAACTTTGTTAAAGTATATGATGTATACGGATGGCCTAATCTAACTGGTGAAGGTGTAACTTCAGCATATCATGTGTTGGAATTATATGATGACTGGACCTTGAATTCTACCAATACAACATCAGGTAGAATGATTGGTCGGTGCCGCACGGTGCAAATGCAAAAAGACACAGACACTACCTATGATCTGTGGATTTTTGATGCTCAGATGTTTACTGCTCTTAATTTTGCAGCAGGTAATAATTCAGTAACTGTTGGTGATGTGCTCAGAGGTCGCACCTCCAATGCTCGCGGTTTCGTTGCTGATGGTGGTAGTGGTAACTGGTGTCAACTGGAGCAAGTCTCTGGCACCTTTGTGAATGGTGAGGTTATTGAAAGAGACGGTCGTGTTATTGGCACTCTGGATGCAGCACACACATTTAACCTGACAGATACTAGATCCTGCTATGGTAGAAATAGCACTAATCAAATTATCTTTGGTGCCAACTGGTTGCTGAATGACCAAGCAGAAATTGAAGCATCTACAGTAACTATTGATTCTACTGGTGAAGAGATTTCTGGTTTCCGTACTAAGTTTGTGCAGGATCTTCGTCCTGGTGATGTAGTAACTTCAACCAATTCTACTGCCGAAGGTGAAAATACTATCAGAATTGAAAGAGTAGATCCTCAGTATATTAAGACTATTGAAGGAAATCAGTATACTGGTGCCACAGATGCAATTTTTGATGACCTAAATCAGGTTGTTAAAATTGATAATGCTCTTGCTAAGGGCACTGTTGCTGATGGTGAATATAGCACTCTGGTGAGAATGCGTCCTTTCGTATTCCAGAAGGACTACCAGAATGGTGAGCTCACGATTGATACTCCTCGTATCTCAATGAGATCAATCTCTGACGAATCATTCTTTGTCTATCGCACCTTTAATAATAAAACAGTGGTGTCTGGTGGTGTTACCGTTTCACTGCCTGAATCAGAGCAGTTTGCATCACTCGATGATGAAAACTATGTGCTCACTATTCTTGGTGAGTCTGGATCTGCATATAGTGTGGGTCAAAACCTCAACATCGATGCTCTGAATGATGCAGGCACACTAACAGTTACTTTTGGTGCTGATCGTCAGTCTGTAACTATTGATGGATTGACTGGTGTCAATACCGTCAAACTGACAGCACTGATCTCTAAAAATATCGTCTCTAAGAAGATTAAGACAGCATCTAAGATGCGTGCGATGAAGGTCATCAGGACCCGTAACAATAACGACCAACAGAAGTATGGTCTTGCTTACGGTAACCTGTATGGCACCAGAATCGAAGACGAAGAGATTTCATTTGCTTTGAATGATGTCTACAAAATCCACGCTGTATACGAGTCTGAAAACGACAACGATGCAGAGCCTCCTTATCTCACTCTTACTGAATCTACCTTCTTCGACAACGGCTCTGTTGTTGTGGGTCGCACCTCAGGTGCTAGGGGACGTGTAATCCAGTTTATCAACAGCACTCTCCGTCTATATGTTGTCCAACTCAACGAAGTCCCCTTCCTCCCTGGTGAGACTATCGATGGTGTTGATGATGATAATACTCCTCTGACTGCTATCATCGATGACGCTGAAGGATCCGTGTCTAAGGGTAGTAAGGTTGTCACAACTCAATATGAGTTGGAGGCTGGTCAAAAGGCACACTACTATGATGTGTGTAAGATGCTGAGACTACCTCAGTTTACACCTCCAATCCGTAAACTGCTGGTAATCTTTGATTACTTTGTCCATGAATCATCAGGTGACTACTTTGCATCACAATCCTATACGGGTATTGGTTACAAAGATATTCCTAAGTATAAACTTGATGGATCTATTAACTTCCTGAAGGACCAGATCGACTTCCGTCCTGGCGTTGGTGAGTTGGCATCTGGTGCTGGCACTATCACTAACGAATACTATGTGAATTGTGCTTCACTCGACTTTGCTGCTCGTCAGTTTGATACTGGCGGTGGTGCTGGCGGATCTACCATCTTTGATATTCCTAAGGTGGCAACTGAGATTCGCATGGACTACACCTACTATCTGCCTCGTGCAGATAAGATCTTCCTGACTCATGAAAATGAGTTGAGAATCGCAAAAGGCGTATCTTCTGAGGATCAGCCACCCCCAGATAACATTCAAAACGCAATGCTTCTGGCACAACTTGAGTGTCGTGCATATGTGTATGATGTTGAGCGTGACATCCTAGTATATCCTGAGATCATCCGTCGCTATACCATGAAGGATATTGGCGATCTGGAGACCAGACTGTCACACGTTGAGTATTACACTTCACTGTCTCTGCTGGAAACACAAGCAGAAAATACTAAGACATACGACGACAATGGTTTTGATCGTCTGAAGAATGGTTACGTTGTAGATGATTTTACCGATCACACAATCGGTGATGTGCTAAACGTTGACTATAAGTGCTCGATGGACTTCAAGGAAGGTTTCCTCCGTCCTTCACACTATACATCTAACGTCCCTCTGCAACTCAACCTTGCCGATTCTTCCAACGTAGTGAAAACCACGGGCAACATGGTGTTGTTGCCTTATGAAGATTTGGCAATCGTCACCCAACCTTATGCATCTAGGACAGAGAATGTAAACCCATTCAACGTGTTTACCTTCATTGGTCGTATTGACTTGACTCCTGCATCTGATGACTGGGTTGACATCAAGCGTTTGCCTGCTCGTGTTGAAAACGTTGAAGGTGACTTCTCTTCTGTTGCTAGAGACCTTCAGATTGACCAGAATGGTTTTGCTCCTATCCAGTGGGGATCATGGCGCACCAACTGGACTGGTGAGTCCTTGGTTTCTCGCACAAGATTCAGAAACAGATCTGGTAGTTTCGCTGCTGGTGGTCGTCGCCTAGGTCGCCTGGGTCACGGTCAGGGTCGTCAACCCATCTTCGTCCACGAGAGACGCACATGGCGTGTTGTTAACAACCAGGCACGTCAAGGTGTCAGGACTCGCGTGGTGCCCAAGATTGAGCGTAAGTCACTGGGTGATACCGAGCTGTCACAAACAGCAATCCCCTGGATCAGATCCCGTAACGTGTCCTTCAACGTGGACCGTATGAAACCTCGCACAAGAATCTATGCATTCTTCGATGGTGTTAACGTTACCAACTATATTACACCTAAAGTTATTGAGTTGGTTAAGTCTTCGACTGCGGATCCTCGCTCCAACGAAACACCTTTTGTGGTTGGTGAGACTGTTATCGGTCAAAACTCAGGTTGCCGCTTTAAGGTAGCACCCGCAAATGATGCATATAAGACTGACCCATATGGCACTGGTGAAGCAACTCTTGCAGAATCATATGCATCTACAACCCCCTTCCTGAATATTGATACCCAAGGTCTGGCAGAAACTGTCAATCCCAACTTCTTCGGCAATATGCAGACTGGTGAAGTGTTGATTGGTCAGACTTCTGGGGGTCGTGCAGTTGTGAAGGATCGCCGTCTCCTGACTGACAACATCGGTAATTTCCGTGGATCCTTCTTTATTCCTAACCCTGGTAATGATTCCAACCCTCGTTGGGCAACTGGCACCAGGACCTTTAGATTCACTACATCACCCACTAATAGTAGAGCAAATGATGAAGTTACTTCATCTGCAGATACTACTTACAGTGCAACTGGCACTTTGAGGACCGTTAGAGAAAATATTCTGGCAGTCCGTAATGCTGAGATTGTGAGAGACACTGTTAATGATGCTCGCACAGTTATCACCACCAGGACTGAAACACGTCAGATTGGTTGGTATGACCCCCTGGCACAATCCTTTATTATTGACGAAGAAGGTGGTGTATTCCTGACTGGTATTGATATCTTCTTCAAGACCAAGGATGCCAACATTCCCATCTCAATGCAGATCAGGACCATGGAGAATGGATATCCTACCAAGGACATCCTTCCCTTCTCTGATACTACTATCGATCCTGATCAGGTAGAGTTGTCTGATAATGCAGCAGTGCCTACCAGATTTACTTTCAGATCACCTGTTTATATCAAGCAGTCTACAGAATACTGCTTTGTGCTTCTGTCCGACTCCAACGAATATAACGTTTGGATCTCCAGAATGGGTGATATCGATGTCTCTGGCACTAGGACGATCTCTGAGCAACCCTATGCTGGTGTGCTCTTTAAGTCACAAAACGCATCTACTTGGACTGCTGACCAGTATGAAGATTGTAAGTTTACAATCTATCGTGCAGAGTTTACTGCATCATTGGGCACTGCCATCCTCAACAACGCCGAGTTGGGTAAAGGTAACGGTGGTATCCACAATCTGATTGAGAATCCTATTCTCACTATCAAACCTAAGCAAACTCTGTTACTGCCTGTCGGAGAGAATTATAACTTCACAATCGGTGCAAGAATTCTTCAGTCGCCTTCAGGTGCAAGTGGCACAATCACTGAGTTTGATGCAGTTTCTGATCCTGAAAGAATCACTATTACTGATATTGATGGTCAATTCTCTGCTGGTTTCCTTGATGCCAACGGAGTGCCTTTCCAAGGTCTTGCATCGTCTCAATCTGTAGGCACATTTGTGTTGTCGGCAATCTTTAACGGCACATTTGAAGTTGGTGATACCGTGAGTGGATCTACTTCTGGATCTACAGGTGTAGTTACATCATACGATGGCGGCACTAACACCCTAATCCTCAACTATCTGTCATATGAATTTGATGCATCAGACACGTTGACAAACGCTGCGGGCACCTCTGCAACTATCACTTCGATTACTTATTCGGGTGATTCTTATAATGCATATCCCACTCAGGCACCTAGTTTTGCTGCTGATGATCAAGAGGTTGCAGTTTTCCATAGAAACCATGGTATGCACCAACGCACTAACAACGTTGAAATTGAAGGAGTTATTTCTGAAGTGCCTCCTACAACATTGACTTCTTCATTGGCGGCTGGCACAACTTCAATTCAAGTGCAAGACGCATCTCAATTCCACACTATCGTGGGTGGCACATCTATTGGTAACCTCAACCCTGGTTATCTTAAGATCAACGATGAGATTATTCAATACTCTTCAATCTCGGCAAATGGTCAGGTGATCACTGTCGCAACTGGTGGTAGAGGTGCTGATGGCACTTCTGATGTAACCCATGAATCTGGATCTATAGTTGAATGCTACAACCTGGATGGTATTCCTCTGACACAAATTAACAAAGTCCACGAGAGAATTGAGTGTCCTTGGATTGACTCTTATATGATTTCTACTGATTTTGTTGCAACCAATGGTATCAGAGGTGGTGGCACAGGTGTGTTTGCTTCGCAGAATGTCCAGTTTGAAACTCTGACTCCTACCATCTCCACGATGGTGCTTCCAGAAACCGAGATTACTGCTCGTGTAAATACTACTACAGCAACGTCAGTTGGTGAAGGTGGTGGTGAAGGTGGATCTGCACCTCGCGACCAAGCATCCTTTATCAACAGTGGTCAATTCCTTGACGTTGTGCTCAATGAAGAAAATGCATTTACATCTCCTCAGATGGTTGCATCTAAGATCAATGAGCAAAACAAACTGGATGGTAACAAGTCACTGACAATGGCATTGCAGTTGACGACTGAGAAATCCACTCTGTCTCCCTGTATTGACCTTGACAGACTGTCCTTGATTACTACAACTAACAGAGTCAACTGGTGGCCTGGTGGTCCTGCTCCTTATGGTCAGCAGTCTGCTATCGACCGCACCCAGGATGTTTCTACTCTGCCCAATGGTGATCAAAATGATGCTGTGTATATCACACGTCTTGCACGTCTGGGTAGTGAAGCAAGATCTCTGAAGGTTGACTTCCAAATCACACGTCACCCCTCCACCGAAGTCCGAGTTTATTATCGTGCATTCAAGGCAGGTGACACTGCTGATCCTAATACCCTTGGTTGGGACTTGATTGGCGAACCTCTTTCTACTCAAAATCAACAATATGACTCAACTCCTACAGATGAATATCTGTGGAAAGATTATGCATATGAGAAAAAAGGTTTGACTTTCAACGCATTCCAACTGAAGATCGTCATGAGATCTAAAAATCAAGCGAGAGTCCCACTTATTGCTGATCTTAGAGCAATTGCATTGGCTACTTAAAGCCTCTGTTTCTCAACCCTTACATGGTTGATTATAATTATTATTAGATACTATGTCAAGCCCAAATAAGATTGATCACATCGAACCTTACCGCCCAGACCTGATCCCCGTTGAGGGACGGGATGGGTGGTTTAGGGATCCCGATTCAAACGCTATTGTCAACTGTAATAAAACACAGTATGATGAATACATGGCTGCTTATCGCAAGCGCCAGAAGAAGGATCAGAAGTTTGAGGCTTTACAAACTGATGTAGATAGTCTAAAATCTGACTTGTCAGAAATCAAATCGTTACTGAAATCATTAGTTAAAGGAGATTAAACATGCCTGCTGACGTGACCGAGACTGCTTCTCAAGAGGAGCTGCTTGAGCAATTCCAAACCCGTTATCAAAATCTGCTTCGTGAAAACCAAGAGCTTTCCAAGAAAATCAAGGACAATGAAGCAACTGCCCTGAAACTTCTTGGTGCTATCGAAACTCTAGAGTATCTTGCACCCAAAGAAGAAGCAGAAGAAGAAACTCCTGCTGCGGAGTAAAGATGCAGCACCCCCGCAAGGGGGTTTTTTAATGGCATAAATAAACAAGAAAGACCTTTGTCTGTTGCTAGGATCCTTATAAACAATGGCAAATAGAATCCAACTTAGACGTGACGGTGCTCAGCAGTGGGCAAACGTCAACCCTATCCTCGCCCAAGGTGAATTGGGGATCGAGATTGATACGTCGCGTATTAAGATCGGTGATGGTGTTACAGCGTGGAACTCTCTTAAGTATGAGAGACCGCTGGAGACAGAATCTAATACCGCCAACACCCTGGTCAAGAGGGATGCTGATGGTAACTTTGAAGCGGGTGCTATTACTGCTTCACTGATTGGTAATGCTGCAACTGCTACCCGTCTGGCAAACGCTCGTCAGATTCAGTTGGGTGGTGACATGTCTGGTAGTGGCACATTTGATGGATCCTCAAATCTCACTATCACTGCTGAGTTGAATTATGTGGTTAATCTGCCACACTATGACCCCACAGATCTAGACGCAACAGGCACATATACTCGTATCACGGTTGACTCTCGTGGTCGTATTGTTAACGCTGATAACCCATCAACTCTGTCAGACTTTGGTATTGCTGACGCACAACCTTTGGATAGCGATCTGACATCTCTCGCAGGGATGACCACCTTTGGTTTCTTGTCACGTCAGGCAGAAGGATCTATTGTTTCTAGGACTATTACTGGTGGTAGTGGTCGTATTATTGTCCAGAATGGTAATGCACAGGCATCCAACCCCTTCTTGGACCTGGCAGATACCACAGTTGTGGTGGGTAAATATAACCCCATCAGTGCGATGGACCCACTGGTCGATCCTCTGATCAGTGCAACAACTGGCGAAGAGACTGTTAACACTGTCAACTTCCAAGTTGACAGATACGGTCGTCTCATCTATGCTAACACCTCACCTATCGCGACTGCGACGCAGGGGGCAAAGTCTGGAACATCTTTCACCACTTACGATAACGCTGTTGCGTATCCTAGATTCAGCAAGGTTATTGCATCTAATGGCAGAACGTATCAGGCTGCTATTCGGGCAATCCCCGCAGGACTCGGCGAACCTTCACACAACACCCAACAGGGCGATCAAGACGATCAGGGTGGATGGAGAGACCTGGGTACTGATGGAGTCGAGCAAAAGGGTATTGCGAGTTTCGACCAAGAAGACTTTGACGTAGACGCAAACGGTCACGTCACTATTAGCGAGAATGCAATTGAGAATTCTCAGATGCAATCTCGTGGTCTGTTGATGTTTACTGACCAAAATGCAACAGAAACATTTGAGCTCGACCGCGAGCGCACAACTGATAATGCTTATCATGGCATTACCACCATTAACCACGTTAATGTTAATAACAGGACAGGGGATAGCGTATTCCGTGTCGTTGGTTACGATACTGCTGAGTATCCTTTCCAACCTGGCATTTTGGATCAGGGCAATTCCTACCCTGCTGTTGCTGCTGACGACCCTAATGGTAACGGTGATGCAAACTGGGGATCGATTTACACTGGTCTTGTTGACCTTAACCTCGATGCTACCATTAGTGGTAACATTACTCTTGACGTTACAAAAACCAATCAGTTTATTAAACGAACGTCGGGTAATGTAGATTTCCATCTCGAAGTAAACGAGGCGGCAGATCGCAACATGAATATCACCGCCAACAATGCTGATGCTGGCGGCACTGCAAATATCAATATCACTGCTGACAATGAGATCACGATCTCCAGCACTGACGCTGCATACTTTGTTAACGTAGAGGACTACAGATTCCAATACAACGTTCTGAGCACCCGTGACGCTACCATGGTGCTCGATCCAGGGGACGATGATGCAGCGACGGGTCTTGTACAGATCCGTGGTGACCTGCAGGTAGATGGCACCACAACCACTGTTAACTCAGTGGTCATGACTGTCCAAGACCCGATCATCACCCTGGGTGGTGAGGATACTCTTGTTGCAGATGATAACAAAGATCGCGGTATCGAATTTAGGTATTATGATACTCAAGAGAGATTTGGTTTCTATGGTTGGGACGAAGATTATGCGGACGCTAACATATGGAATGGCACTGGCGGGTATCGCTTCCTCTACAACGCGACTAACTCAAGCGAAGTTTATTCTGGCACTGACGCTGCTGTCATTGCTGGTAACCTCCGACTGACCACCAATACAGATTCCACTTGGAAGACACCCACAACAGGCACCCTGGTGGTGACTGGTGGTGCAGGTATCTCTGCCAACCTCAACGTTGGTGGCACTACCTACATCCAAGGCAATACTGAGATCGACGGCACTGTTGACATCGATGCCAACTTTGCGGTCAGGACTGCTGGTCATGTAGACAAAGTTACTATCGAAAGTGCTACAGGTAACACTGTTATTGAAGGCACCCTGGATGTCCAACTGGACACCGAGATCACTGACAACCTGACTGTCCGTGCAGACAACAAAGAGTTTAAGATCCAGACTGATGCTGGTGTAACTAAGTTTGTTGTTGACACTGACAATGGTAACAGCGTCATCAGTGGCACTGTTAATATCATTGGTGCAACTGACATCGACGATACCCTCAATGTAGATGGCAACGTTACCTTCAACTCCAACTTCGATCTGGATGGTCAAGCGACCTTCCATGACACTATCCATATGGATACTGGTTCGAAGGAGTTTAAGATCTCTAATGGTGGTGCTCAGAAATTCCAAGTTTCGACCACTAACGGTAACACCGACATTGAAGGTAGTCTGAATGTTGGTGGTTTCAATACCTTCGAGCGCACCAACAACATCGCAGTTGATGCGACCACCTCAGAATCTGACATTACCTTGGCAACTGATGGTGCTATCACTGTCGCTGGTGGTGTCAACATTGAGAAGGATGTGAGGATCGGTGGTGACCTCTACATGGACGACCGTATTGTCGTCAAGGATGCTGGCACTGCCCGCACCCGTCCTTCCCTGATGAATAACCTCGATGTCCTGTATCGTCAGGTCATCGGTGGTAGTGCAACACACAACGCAACCTTCGCTAGCGACACAGGTGCTCAACTGAGAGTCACTGGTGGTGTGGGTATCGGACAGGATCTCCATATTGGTGATGACCTCTACATCGGTAAACTCAACACTAACGACACTGTTGAATTCAGTGTCCTGGGTGAGTCTGGTTTCACAACCATCGGTCGTGTGGGTCAGGGTAACGCTACTGACGGTGCTCTGGTTGTCCACGGTGATGCAACATTCAACCGTGAGTTGAATATCACTGGATCTCTGACCACCATTGGTAACTCTAATACTGATGTGCTGACTGTTAATGCAGTCACTACCTACACCGATGATGTAACCATCGAAGGCAACCTGGAAGTTGATCAGAATGTGATCATCAACCAGAATCTTACAGTCCACGGCACAACTACTACCGTTAACTCCACGGTGGTTACTCTGGACGATCCTATCGTTACTCTGGGTGGCGACACTGCTCCTGGATCTGACGATGGTAAGGACCGTGGTGTTGAATTCAGATACTACGATTCAACTGCTCGTGTTGGTTTCTTTGGTTGGGATAACTCAGCATCACGTTATGCTCTCTATCACAACGCTACAAATAGCAGTGAAGTATTTAACGGCACCAGATCTGGTCTGGATGCGGGTAGCATCAAACTCTTTGACACTACAAACGCAACTTCTCCAACCACAGGCACCTTGATCGTTGGTGGTGGTGTTGGTATCGGTCTTGATCTGTATGTGGGCGATGACCTCAACGTTACTGACGATGTAACTGTTGGTGGTAACATTGCAGCAACTGGTGCAATCACAACTCAGTCTAACTTCCAAGTCCAGACAGTATTTGCTGTTACTGCAGGATCTGGTAACACCTATATCGGTGGCACCCTGCAGGTTAACGGTAATGCAACTATTGGCAACGCTGGATCTGATGCTCATACTGTAAATGGCACAGTTCAGTTTAATCATGCACTGACTGGTGCTGCACGAGCAAACATTCGTGACTTGAAAATCGGCACAGATGCTGCTAACGAGATTGGCACTCTGTCTGGTAACCTCATCCTTGACTCCGCTGCTGGCACTGTCAACATCACAGACAACGCTGACGTAGACGGTAGC